ATACGAAATTGGCACACCGCTTAGTCGTTATGCTACACTGCAGAAGACGGCTTCGCCAAAGATCAGGCGACATGTCGAGGAAGCAGCGGCTGATATATCGGAAGGAAAATTGCCACCATCAATAGCTGGTGGCCCGCGTCCCCGGTAGCCTTGCAGCATTAAGATCTAGGCAAGATTATAGCCATGGAATGGATAGTTATTTAAATAGACTAAGACACCAAAATCCATTTCTAGTGTAGTTCATGCCTCACAAAATTACAATACAGATTCACATAACAAATACACATATAATTTCTAATTTCATAATGTTCCATAAATGTATAAAATAAATGTATAATAAATGTATAATTAGTTTCATTGTTGGAGGTCTTGGATTTAAGACCAGGTGGTGAAGCTTGTCCTGCGGTTTCTTAGAAATTTAAGCTAGTAGAACTAGCGCCGCAATAGCCGGTCCGATTGGATATGCATTGGTTGGATAGTTTACCAGCTACTGTTTGGGCACGCCCCATGCTCACTTGGCGAGGGATTCAACCAGCGGGACACCCCGTGCTATTTAGCAGAAGCTTTGAGTGTTTGCTGGATGCAGGAAATGCTCGGGTGCTTTGGAGATTACCATCGAGCAGTGGTTCTACTCCGAGATAAACAAAGGGCTCAGAACGAATTTTATGGAGAAAGTAATTAGGAAAGTGACACATGTTATTGTGTCACAACGTAGGCGATGCGCCAAAGTCATAGCTCAGTTCACTGGGAGATGTTTTAGGTGTTTAGCTTACAGAGCGACTCAGTTGACGCAATGTAGAGTCAAAGTCATCAGAGGCGCAGTAGTGGGGACTCTAAAGCGGGTAAAGGGGCAGTCCAGGAGGCTCCTTGTCTACAAGATACGTAATGCATGCCGCGGCGATTTAAAATTACGTTTTCAAGGCACCTATAAGGCTGTCGAAACAATTGTGGACAGAACAGGACACGCTATCGAGATAATTCTAGGATGGATGTTGCAAATCTTTTTAGCGTGGTTCGCACTATTTTTGATGTACAAATTAGGCGTGCTAATGAATCATATTTATCTTAACTACATTAAACCAGAATACGAGTCGATTGCAACCGACATTCCAACAAAAATGAAGGAAAGGCAACGACTTGTTTATTGTGGTATGACTTGGCGAAGAAAATTGATGCATTGGAGAATGCAATTAGCTAGGTTCTTCAAAAGACCAGTTTCAGGAGTTGAACCAACTCCAGTAACGGAACAAATCAAGGTTTTAGAAGCACTGTTTGAAGCTGATCAATTGCACGAATTGCCACCATTGTGCACATTTAGAGGAAAGATAGTGTTCTCTTACCACCTAGCATTTAAGATGAAAGCTACGTTGGGGGTTGTAGGTAAATATGATGTTGCCCGCACCAATGTCTTAATTAGAACGGCAAATGCCATACTGGTTGAGATGTTACAAGAGATGAGTGACGAGGAGAAAGAGCGAGTCAAGCTTCTTAAATACAACCACGGACTGAGACACAAGGTTGTTTGTCAAGCCATCGCCATATTCAAGATCCCTTCTTTCGATGAGGTATCTATGGCTGAGGACTTAAGGGCATCAGTCTTGTCACAGATCACCGACGCTTTCGTCAGCAAGGTGGGTGGACCAAGCAACTAGGGTCGCTTGGGTAAATGGAGTGGAGTGTACACTCGAACGTTGATGAGCATCAGCGACGTTCTTCAGATCCAGAAGGGTGTAACGTGCCTCTCCGCTACCATTCCCAGGCAGGTACGTAGATTACCGCGGGTATTCTACACAATAGCGTACGCAAACAATTTCCGAATTCCAAACAACGACTTAGTGACCAAACTGCACGCGTTTGTAGAGAGAGTTTGTTTGGTTAGGAACAGCGAAGGAAATCTTGTCGCCACACCGCGTCCTTGGGACGTACTAATGAGTGAAGATGTAGATTATGATCAGGCTGAACAACTATTCATTGATATGACTGCACCAGTGGTCGAGGCACTCTCTAGGGAGTACATAACTGCTGGAGGCGTTGATCAGCCAATCACATATGATCAATTTCTTAACCATTACGTAGGGTCGAAGCGAAAGATTTATGAGCAGGCTATAGAGAGCCTGAGGGATATTCCTTTTCAAGATAAAAGGGATGGATCGGTGGAAATTTTCATCAAGCCAGAATACTTAAAACCTGGAGGTGTACCACGTGTCATTAGCCCAAGGCACCCAAGATATCATGCAACAATAGGCTTATACATTAAAGCCATTGAAGACAAGATTTACAACAGCATTGACACAATGTGGGACCCTACAGGACAATTTAAAACTGTAGCCAAGAAGATGGATATGATCCAACGTGCAGAAGAGCTAAACAAAATGTGGAGTAGCTACGGCAGACCACGAGCAGTGGGATTTGATGCCAAGCGATTCGATCAGCACATTAATAGTTGGTTGCTGAAGCACTTGGAACATAAAATTTACAAGAAGGTCTGTCATAACACATCACCAGAGCATGAAGTAACTTTGAGTAGACTACTAGAGTTGCAACAAACTAACATCATCAAAGTTGGGGATCGAAAAGACATGGCCAGGTACACATTTGAAGTTGACGGAGTGAGGATGTCAGGTGACATGAACACATCCTTAGGCAACGTAACAATTATGTGCTGCCTTATGTGGCTATTTCGCGAAGAATACCACTTTGACTTTAAAATGTTGAATGATGGAGATGATCTTGTAATTGTGTGCGATCGAGTCACTGCAAAAGCCATTAAGGACAAATTACCAAGCTTTTTCTTAAAATTTGGAATTGAAATGGAGTTTGAAGGACTCTTCCACACGTTGGAGGCTATAGAATTCTGTCAAGCACACCCTGTGCAATATGATGTAGGTAAGTGGATTATGGTACCAAACCCATCCAAAAGAATCTTCAGTGATTTGCTGAGTGAAAAGCCTGTCGAATCACGGAAAATTTACAGCTCCTGGTTAGGGGCTGTTGGAAAATGCGGTTGTGCCATGAGCCCTGGAGTTCCAATTTTACAAGAGTTTTACGATTGGATTTTAAGAACCCCGGGGGTTAAGCCTTGGATTCCAAAGGAAGGTAGTTATTATTACAAATACGGCTATCGTAAAGTAATAGAAGGAGCCAAGTACAAACCTGTATCAGAAATAGCCAGGATATCATTTTTCAAAGCATACAACATACCACCATCTGAGCAAATTATGCTAGAAAATATGTTTAGATCCCTCCCAAGCCCAAGTAGAGAAATACTTGAAGAATCATCAAGACCAGCACATACTCTCCCCCTCGAGATGTTTGCGCTTCCAACCTACTTCAAGAAATTCAACTGGGAAGAAACGGACAGAATGAATCGCTGGGAACTAGATAGAGGGTTGTTCCTTGTTAAAAATAAGCGTAGGGCGCAAGATAAAGGGAAATCAAATCTTACTGTAAAGAACGTAAAGAAGGATCCTATAAGATTTCGAAAACCTAAGCGCTCGCAACGACGACGTGCCAGATATACATCAAAGCACTGTCGGCATCGTTCCGCAAAAACGCGTAGTGCGGTTACCAACTTAACTAAAAGTAGCCGTCAGAAACGACGAAGATCTGCATACAGATTTCGGTATCGTTCCGCATAGTTGATCACACTAATCCTAGTGGTGGCTCAACAAACGACTTTAATAGTGTTCGCATAGTCGCTAAAGAATGCAAAAACTAGTCATCCGTGAATGCGGGTG